ATGAACGATCCTATGTTTGTCGAAACGCTGATTATCTCCTCATCGTTTTTTATTATCGCGATTATTTTGATTGCTTCCGTGCTGCTGCTGGAAAACGGCTGACCGTTAGCCAGCCGCAGTATTTATTGTTTACGGAACGTCACCAGTTCAGGACGGGCGATACGCAGATAGTCCTGGGTGTCCATAATCACCGACTTTTCCAGCAGGCCGGCGTTAAAGGCGATCTCATCGAAGCGCTCAAACAGCAGCGGATCGGCGACCAGCGTCAGATCCGGATGAAAGCTGAAGGGGGGAATGGCGCCGAAGACGCAGCCGGTAAGCGCATCCACTTCAGCCGGACTGGCGAGAGAGGCCTTTAGCCCACCGAAATGACTGGCCAGAAGGCTCAGATCGGCCTGCCGATCGGCGGCGAGGATTGCCAGAATATGTTTCTTAACACCGTTGCCTTTTACCTTGCAGACCAGTGCTTTTGCACCCTGCCGGAGATCGGTCCCGCGAATTTCACTGACCGCTTCGCATTTCCCAACGGCCTCATGCGCCACCACGCGAAAGCGCGCCTCCTGCTCGGTTAATAAGCTGATTAGCCGCTGATGGGGCGTCGTCCCGATCACGTCATCAGACATAACGATTTCACCTGTGATTTGCCAATACGTAGCTTGCTACATTAGCACGGGACGGAGAGGGCTGAAAGAAAACAGCCAGCGGGTGCGCTGGCTGTTGGGTCATGCGTTGCTGGTGGACGACTGTTTCTGGAGCAATTCGCTAAAATCTAAGTGACTGAATTTAATTCGTAAAACTCTTTCCCCAAAACATCCCCAAAATAATTCCCCAAAACTCCCTGTTTAAATCACAACTTTTTTCCATTCTAGACCACGATCATCTCCATACATTACGCTCATTGCTTCGGTTTTATGCCCTAAAAGAGTTTTGACATCTATACCCTGAGCTTTGTATGTTCTTGATGAAAGCGAGCGCTGTTCATGAAACGGCGGAAGGGCAGTGCAATCCTTAGGCCAGGTAATATTTGCTTTATCTCTTGCCTCCTTAAAATATCTTGATATTGTTTTTTCGGGAACGTGAGATCCCGCTTTACCGTAAGCGTGATGCTTAACATGGTGGATCAGATAAGGGCTCACTACTCTATCGCGACACTTACTAATAACATCAGCCAGAGTCAACCCGATTGCATCGCACTTTAAATTTAAGGGGATAGCTAACTTCATTCCGGTTTTATTTTGGGTAACATGAAGGTGATTATCCCAAATGTCACTAAACTTCATCTCGACTATGTCACCTATCCTTTGCCCGGTTACTAAAGCCAAAAGCATAGAATTTTGAGCGCAAGGCGGCAAAGAGCCTGCGCTTTCAAAAATCAATTTCCATTGTTCAATGCTAAGTCTGCTTCGTTTCACTTTGGCTATTGGATTTTTTACAGCTAAGGCTGGGTTGTAGCCAGGATCAACCTCGCCAGCATGCTGCGCCTCTTTGAACACGTCGTTTAGTACGCTTCTTATCAGTTGGCCCATTCTGTGCTTTCCCTCTGCCTTATATTCATCAATAATTTTTGCAATGAGTCTTGTATCAACATCCTTCAGACGAAGGTTTGGCACTCTATCTGCGAGAATCTGAGAACATAATCGTCTGGATTTTACAGTAGGGTTTTTTATCTCACCGTCACGCAACCTTTCCATCTGAATTTCGATGTATTTTTTAATCCACTCAGAAACACGTATACCTTGATCCTTTTTCCCAGAGCTCTTCATTGCCATATCAATCAGAGCATAAGATTGCTGAGTTTCTTGTTCTGCGGTTATACGGTTCATCTCGATTGCAGCAGCTTTTGCCGCTTCATCATCTGTTCCGAATCCAATAAATGAACCTGTTACAGGGTGGCGATATTGCCAATAAATTTTTGAAGTACGTTTATCTAACTTACAGTAAAGGTTGGGTATTTTGACATTATGTTTTCTGGGGCGAGCTGCCATTTATTGCTTTCTCCACTAACTGGCGGGCCTTGTCTGATAATGATGACGAAATATCAACACTGCCAACCATGCCAACAAAACGAGCATCTTCATCTATTACCCAGCGTCGACCTTGCTTTAAGGCTGGCGGATAAGTCTGTTTGGTCTTTGCTATTTTGTTTAATGCTGAGTTGCTTAATGGATATTTGAATCCATTTGGACCAGATGCCCACTCATGAAGTGTTACTAACTGCCCCATGCGTTTCTCTCCACTTTACCGGCTGCACCCGGCTATCTTTTATAGAAAATGCATGATGAGCACCCACCACGGAGGCCATCATTGCAGGTACGACATCTTTTCGTTTCGTTGTTATAAAGCTGGTTGGCCATCTCCTTTGAAATAATTACTGGCATCGGCACGCGGATGACCAGCCTGCGGAGTTCGGCTATTTCGTCGGCCTGCTCCATGACTCTGGCGTACAGGTCCGATGCTTCGCCTTTCCACCAGGCCACATCGGCTTTAAGGCGGCGCAGGCGCCGCTGTTTAAGTTTGCTCACCATGGCAGCCACCCATAAATCACTGCCATACATAGCAGAACCAACATCACGATGTAGAATGGGTTAGGCATCATCCACCACCTGAGCGCAGAAACCTGCGCCACCACATGGAATGAAAATCCAATAGAACAATTCATCATCAAACATAAACAGAATGGTAATCACGGCTTCACCTCCTGCTGCGGTGCCGCGGGCAGTGGTTGCCAGTGGGTTACTTTTCTAACTGGCTCCTCACCATCCATTGTTACTGCCCACCACTTGTTTCTAGTAGCATCGTAGTAGGCTTCAAATCCATCATCTTCCGTCCACCCAACAACACGACCCCAACACCATACGTAATCTTTGTCATTAGGCATCCGCTCACTGCAAGCCACCCAACCAGCCGGAATCACCGGAGACTCGCCGCAGCGCGACTCGGCATTTTTGGGTGAAGAATCCAGTGCTGGCGCGGTCTGGATGGCGCAGCGCGACTCGACGTTTTCGGCACCCTGAAGCATGGCGGCGCGGCAGGCGTTCCAGCCGAACTTATAGGCCACATTTATCGAATCGCATGGTTCGTGATTTTCCATTTTTGCTATAGCCTGACGTGTGCTGATAGCATCAGGCACATATACCGGCGCTGGCGGGGCGACACTCAGCAGCACGTAACCAGGCATCCACTGACCAAGATCAGCAACGTGCGTAACGGTGACGCTGATGAAATCACCCGTGAAGGCTTCTTGATTCGGATCCCACTCACAAAGGTCGAGAATGTCGCCTGCCTGATACTCACGGTCATTCCAACGCAGTTCTGCGCGCTTAAGCCCGTCCCGGACAGCTGAGAAGTATTCAGGCCAAATCTTGAGATTGTGCGTCACAGGTTCTCTGGTAATAGTGCTCATGGCTACTTAACCTCAATCTCAACGTTTCGCAACTTAAGCTCTGCCGGCAGGTCTGATTTGCCAGTTAATGCCAGAGCAAGGTTTTCTGGAGTCATCAGAGCGGTGATTGTTTTCCCCATCGCCAGACGAATGATTAGCCTGATTTCTTTATCATCAGCAGCACCAGGCCGAACTATTGATATCTGCGCTTGCATGCTCACTCTCCTTTACCGGCTGCGGCGGGTGCGTCGATGCCAGCAGCAGACAAAGCGATTCGGAACGCTTCCTTCAAATCTGCAATCTGCTTGTCTTTGGCTTCCAGCTCATCCAGCAGCGCCAGAACTGTGGCGGGGTTGGCTGCGGCGATGAAGCGCTTATTGGATCGATTATCTGGTCCTGAGCATGATGCAATGTAGTAATTAGCGTTCAGACCGGCATCAGCAATTACCCCATGGTAGTCATCAGTACACCACTCTCCCGGCGTTGCGTTTTCTGCTGCCGTACGCAGCGACTGTTTGTCGATGTTGCTCATTGGACGGCCTCCTGGGTTGACTCATTGATTGCTTTTTCAACACGACGATAAACACGCATTGATTCCTCTTCGGTAAGCTCTCTGCCAAGCTCAAACTCAAGAGAGTCAACAACCAGGAAAGAAAACCCCTCTACAGAGGACAGCATTGACGATTCGATTGCTGCATCGGTTAGCTTGCTCATGACTGCGCTCCTTTGCGAATTTGGGCGGCGAACTCGCGGGCATCATCACCGCTGATATCTGCATGCATCTCTTTGGCGAACATCTCCACCCCCTGCGCCATTACATCAGCCAGGATAACTTCGGTTGCTGGGGTTTTAACGTCGACCAGCATTCGAACGCTTTCGACATTCTCCGGATCGGTTGATTGCTGCCATCTGATAGTTGCGTCAATCGCAGCTTTAATCCCCGCATTTTCCGCAGCCAGCGCCGCAGCTTCATTACGAACCTTACGCAGTTCCAGAACAGCTACCTGCACTGCATAAGCGAACATAGCAGCAGGGCGGTCACTCACTTTTTCACTATCTCGTTGCATGTTGACAGCAATAGTCATCAGTTCATCCAGCTGTTCGCCGGTCATTGGTTTATTGGCTGTCATGATTTTGCTCCTGCTGCAATTTGTGTTGCTTGACGAAGTGGGCCACAGCCTTTGACTGGCTGGCGACAATGGTTTTGTCATCTTTGTCCAGCCAAACGGTTTTACCGCGATACAGTGAGGCCCGACCAATTTCCTTACCATCGAGCATCACATACAGAGATCGTCCGCGAATTTCTGTTGTCGGTACTGGTTGTGACAAGCGATAGAGTTCACGTGCTTCAGCAATGGCTTTATGTTCGTCCATAATCGACAGCGCCTCGGCCAGTGCAGTCCCTTCAAGAGTGAAGACGCCTTCATCACTGATCGTGGCCTGAGCCATCAGCTCAACGAAACGGCGTGCGTTCTTTACACTCAGTTCCGGCGCGATAGAGCTACGGGTTACTTTCGATTTACCCTTGGCAGCCGCTACAGCTTTATCATGTTGGAGTACTTTCCCGGCCTGTTCGCCATACTCCATAACGCGATCAACCGCGACATCGACTGACACAGCACCGGATTTAACCTCCTGCTGAACGTCATGGTTCGCCGTACTGAGGAGCAGCAGCTTCTCGACGGTGGCCACAGACTTATTCACCAGCTTTGCTATCTCGCTGGTGGTCTGGTTAAAGGCGTTATGTAGCTCCTGAATAACAGCTGCCTGTTCCATATCGGATAGCGGGAGCTGGTTGTTACTGGTCATGATGCGCGCCAGGCGCTGAACATCGTTACCGTTGAACGGCATGATGTGGATACGGTCTACTGGCTTACCTGCTTCTGCACAGCGCGCATAGCAGCGACGCCGACGGTGGCCTTCAACAACCCACACTCCACCTTCATCGCGGGCGATAACTTCCAGTGGAGGAACAGAACCACCGTTCATCAGGTAGTTGAAGAGGTCATCATCTGCCTGGCGGGTACGCTCATCATCTTCGCGTTTGTTGAAACCTTCACGCACATGGATTTGGTCAAGGCTGATGAACATCCCGGTATCGGTGCGCTTGATGGTCCCGTCACGGGTCATTTGCTTGAATGAGTTAGCCATCAGAAAGCCACCTCGTTATTTTGGGAAATGACGATGGGTGACAGCTCACACAGTTCTCGCTGGGCTTCCAGTAAATGCATATTGGTTCGGGTCTTCGTGTGACGTTCAACAATGCGGTCACACTCTTTGGCCCAGCTTGCGACATCTTCACGCAAGGTGACGTTCTGAGCAGCCAGTTCCTTACGCTGAGCCATCGCTTCACAAAGCGCGACGCTGGTATAGTCCAGGCGGTTAGCCAGTTCGGTCATAATGCCGCGATAAGCTGGCGGAAGGAGAGGGGCTGCCTTACGCGCTGCGTCGATCAGCTGCTCCCGGGTCATACGTGGTTGTAACTCGGTGACGTTCTGTGTGTTCGTCATGGATAGTTTCTCCGTGTTATATGCGCTCTGCACAGCGCTGAATTTTGGTTGCACGAATCCCTCGCCGACTGGCGACAAAAAATAAAGGGGTTTCGTTTTAATAAGCACCCAACCAGGGCACTTAGTGAAACGGGCGGCTGCCACCGCCAGTCAGCTTCTCCACAATTGAGAGCGCGTTCTCCTGAGTTGATTTAACGACTACGGCCTCTCAAGTTGAACGCTGAACGCGCTTTCAGTTGTGTAAAAGGGGCGGTCGACATTAAGGACATTCAAAACTGCCGACCGCCAAGACTACACACAGCAATCAAAACTTTGCCTGTCTTTTCACCACATCAGGCTCAGTGGTATTCTTGGAGTTCTCACACAACCAAGAAGGAAATTAAAATGAGTCAAACTCCAATTGATATGGTAACTCTCGCCCGAAGGATTGAGGCGCTTGAGAACGCATTTACTGTTGCTCTTCACTCAATTTCAACAGCATTACCATCAGTTAAATCAGATGTAATAGAGAACCTTAATCGGCACGCTCAGTCTTATGAGGGCAAAGATTCTTACATTGTTTCTACAAGTCGTTCGCTTGTTGAGCGAATCGAGGGCTTTAACCCCACCATTAAAGGCTGATTTTTGTTATCTCGCCGCCCTGGATGTGGGCGGCTTCAATCATCGAGCGCTCTTCAAGTGCCGAAATAGAAGCCAAATTTGCAAACACCGTAACGCACTGAACCACGCAGTCAGAGCAAATGGCCGCCTCGTCTTTTCCACCTTTAGCAATAATCCGTTTTGCCTGCTGTTCTGTAACTCCGCAGAAAGAGCACTTGTAGATACTGTTAACGCTCACTTATTTTCACCGCCACAATGTTCGCTGCTGATGGATGTAATATTAGACATCTTACATTTGCAGTCAAGTTTATTTTGTAAGTTTGCTTACTATTGTTTTTTGAGCATGAAAAAGCCCGCACGAGCGGCGGGCTTGTAGGAATCGGGCTTGGTCTAAAGGTCAATAATTATTTGCTTAACTATCCCAATAAGCTTGGTTTCCTGATTCACCTCAATGGGCTTGAATGCCGGATTTAGTGGAATCAGGTAAGAAAAAGGGGGATCTATCGCTAGTTTTTTTAAGGTCGCCTCACCGCCAGATACCGTTTGAGCCACGACAATTTTACCGTTTGCTTCATCCACGAAGCCGAACTCGGGCTCAACAATGACAATAGAACCTTCAGGAATGCTCAACTCCCTACTGGAAGTCATTGAATCCCCCTTAACCCTCAATGCAAAGGCTGAATCAGAAAGCTTGCGAGTCGTTTTTACTTGCTCATTGCTTGGGTTGCCAATTACTTCAGTCCAATTCCCAGCTTGCACCCATGATATCAGTGGTACCTCTCTGGCAGACATTAAGTTGATGTTAATGCCATTTTCGATATCGCCTGAACCAAAAACCAACCACTCCGGCGAACACTGAAGGCACTTACACACCAGTATCAAGTTCTCACCAGAAAGTTTAGTTAAATCACTTTCCCACTGGGTCACAGCAGACGCGCTTACTCCAGCCCACTCAGCGACATCGCGCTGGGTAAGTTTTTTCTGCTTTCTTCTGAATCTCAGCCTGCTGCCAACGGTATCCATAAAATCTCCTCGGAATGCACGTTAGCAATCTTACATTTTATTGACGTAAGCATGCTGTCCATATACGATGTAAGAATGCTAACTATTGAGGATTCAAACCATGCATAAAGGGACAGTCGTCGATTACTACGGCGGCATTTCTAAAACCGCAGTTGCCCTAGGGGTAACTCACAGTGCCGTTTGTCAATGGGGAGAGGTAATCCCAGAAAAACAGGCTCTTTACATCGAAAGAATTACAAAAGGTAAGTTGAAATACGACGCCTCTCTCTACAGCAAATTTAACAATTCTCAACGCAAGCAGTAACCACAGAAAAGAGGATATGACCGTGGGTAAAGAACCTGAATGGAAAGTTGAAAAGCAACCCGCCTGGCTGGTGGCCGCAATCAGGAAGACCATTGCCGCGTTGCCAGGCGGGTATGCTGAAGCGGCGGAGATTCTGGACGAAACCCAGAACTCACTCTTTAACCGCCTTCGTGCTGGTGGCGACCAGATTTTCCCAATGGGCTGGGCAATGGTGCTTCAGAGCGCTGCGGGCGTAAGTTACATCGCTGACGCGTTCTCTCGTGAAACTGATAACGGTATTCACGTTCCCGGCGCCGTGCCAGATGATGAAAACGAAGAGATTGGCCTGAAACTGGCCGAGCTGGTGGGGAGACTTGGTGAGCTGGTCAATGCTTACCGTCATTACATTGAAGATGGAGTCGTTGACCGGAGCGAGTGGCAAAGTCTTAACGATATCGCATATCAGTTCAGGGTCACTCTCATGACGTTCCTGAACCTTATTTCCCGTGTTTATTGCCTCCCAGAAATGGGTGAGGCCCGCGAGTGTGCAGCTCCGGGCCCCTTGGCGTGTCGTATCAGTGGAGAAACTAACGCATGAACAGTTTAACGGTAAACAACCGTCTCCCGCAACTCCGTGGTATTCCCGTTGTTGGAACCTCGTCGTTTCGGTATGAGCGCATGGTATCAGGCCGCTGGGTTCCATGTAACCACAGCAGGGCTATGGCGATTGTGGGTGTCTGGCGTCGGAAGGGGAGAGCGCTATGCGAGAACTTAACCGGCGTTTCAGAGATCACTATGGCGTCCCGGTGCGCGTCATCAGATGGGAGCCCGAAACCCGACGCGTTATATACCTCCGCGAAGGGTACGATCATGAGTGCTTCAGCCCTCTTGAGCAATTCCAGCGTAAATTTACAGAGTTAAAGGACGACCATGAGCACTAAATTAACCGGTTACGTTTGGGACGCTTGCGCTTCTTCAGGCATGAAGCTGTCCAGCGTTGCCATCATGGCGCGCCTGGCAGACTTCAGCAGTGATGAAGGGGTTAGCTGGCCTTCTATTGCTACCATCGCGCGCCAGATTGGTGCTGGTGAGAGCACGGTTCGCACAGCTATATCTCAGCTGGAAAAAGACGGTTGGTTAACCCGCCAGCAGCGTCGTAAAGGCAATCGCAATGCATCGAATGTTTACCAGCTCAATGTTTCGAAATTACAGGCAGCTGCCTTTTCTCACCTGTCAGAATCTGACGCGTCAAAATCTGATGCATCAAAATCCGACCCGTCAAAATTCGATGCGTCGGAAAACAGCAATGACGGCAGTTTTCACCCGTCAGAATCTGGTGGGGATCCGTCAGTAAAATCAACTACTGATCCATCAGATATAAAACCTTCTTGTCAGGTTGCCCCGCAACCCGACGATGAGAGTACTGGCAAGAAGACTGACCCTGAAGTTTTGCTGACTGACAATTCCAGACTGGTACTGAAACATCTCAACCAGGTGAGCTGTTCTCGTTTCCAGAATTGCTCTGCGTCGCTGGATAACATCCGCGCAAGACTTCGCGAGGGCTTCACTCCTGAAGAACTCATGCTGGTGGTCGATTACAAGCACGAGCACTGGAAAGGACTGAAGGATTACCAGTACATGCGTCCAAAAACTTTGTTCACCCCCGGAAACTTCCCAGGCTACCTACAGATTGCAACTCGCTGGGATGCGAAGGGCAGACCACAACGCGAAGATTGGGATGCAGCACGTAAGAAAAACTCCCTTACCTTCGGCGGGCCAGATAAAGCAATCCCAGCAGGTTTCAGAGGAGCTAAGCCATGAGCCTCTTGAAAGACATTCAGATTTTCATCGCCACTAACCCTGGCTTAACGAACAAAGAGATTGCGGCATCAATGCCACAGTACGACGTTCATGCTGTTCAGCGCGGTGTATGCCATCTGGTCAAACTGAATCGCGCAACCCGCCAGCATAACGGCAAGTGCTACCAGTATTTTGCCAAAGCACCGGGTGGGGTGGTTGGCGAGGGGCGTTCTTCACTGAAAATCAATCGGGCTGATAAACCAGCTCTACCAGAACAGGAAGAAGCTTTGAATCCGGCTGTGACCACAATGATGGATAAGGCTCAAGGCCTGTTTGAAAAAGGGCTCTACCAGCGTGCGGCCACAGTACTGATGGATGCCTTCAATCGCTCTAAGAACGAAGAGCAGCGGATGAAGATACTGATTGAGCGTCAGCGTTGCCTGAGCATGGCGCCGAAAGTGAAAGCACCCTCTGATGCATGGTGTCTGGCTGGCCGAGCGAGGAATGTCTGATGAAATACTCACTGATTTACGCTGACCCAGCCTGGCTTTATGACAACAAAGCCAGTAACGGTGCAGCAGAAGATCACTACGACACGATGAAACTGATCGACATGAAGCGCTTGCCGGTTTGGGACCTGGCTGCCGATGATGCAGTTCTGGCTATGTGGTTCACCGGTACGCACACCCGAGAGGCTATCGAGCTGGCTGAAGCGTGGGGCTTTAAGGTCCGCACGATGAAGGGCTTAACCTGGGTAAAGTTCAACCCACTGGCAGAGAAGCATATCAACAAAGCACTTCAGGCAGGCCGTGTAGAGGATTTTTATGACTTCCTCGACCTGCTGAACGCACAGACACGCATGAACGGCGGGAACTACACCCGAGCTAATACCGAAGACCTGCTAATCGCCACCAGGGGAAATGGACTTGAACGCAAGTGCGCCAGCATCAAGCAGGTTATTTACAGCCCACTCGGTGAGCACAGCCAGAAGCCAGCAGAGGCGCGTTTCCGTCTGGAGAAGCTTTACGGTGACGTCCCACGCATCGAACTATTCAGCCGTTGCGGTGCGCCTGGCTGGGACCACTGGGGAAATCAATCTGAATCACCAGCCGTTGAGCTTATACCGGCAGTTGCCGTTCCCATGAAAAAACAACAGGAGCGCGCCGCATGAAAAAGCTATCTACCGAGCATGAGAACGCTGTGCGTGATGTAGCCCGTCAATGCAACGATGCCATCAAAAAAGCCCTAAAGCAGAAGCCAAAGCCAAGCTGGAATGTCGTAGTGCCTCCGATCCTGAAGGAGTACCACGAGAAGGTTAAACCTATGGGAGTTAGCCTGGTGATGTTCAATAGCGTAATCGGACGCCTGAACGGGCGTTATGGAGTCGAGTCATGATCGAATTAACGCCGCGTCAGAATGAAGTGTTCGAAGCTATCAAGCTTCATATCGAAAAGGCTGGCTTCCCACCTACGATGCTGGAGCTTGCCGGATTAATTGGCTGCGCATCACCGAACGCTGCTGTAGCGCACGTGAAGTCACTTAAGAAAAAGGGTTACATCACTGTTGCTCCTGGCGCAGCCAGGGGCATTACCGTCGTCAAAACGGAATGGGAAGCAGATCCAGTGACGATCATCAAAGACCTGCTATCCGATGGAGATAAGGCCAGAGATAACGATGTTGAATGGCTGAAAAAACAGGGAGTGACGTTATGAAACTGGTGCTCCCGTTCCCACCGAGCGTAAACACATACTGGCGAGCCCCGAACAAGGGGCCGTTAAAAGGCCGCCATCTTATCAGCGAGAAGGGCAGGGCATACCAGAGCGCGGCATGTGCAGCGATCATTGAGCAACTGCGTTGCCTTCCAAAACCATCATCATCACCAGCTGCGGTGGAGATCCTTCTCTTTCCGCCAGATGCCCGCCGCCGCGACATCGACAACTACAACAAGGCGTTGTTTGACGCGCTCACGCACGCAGGCATTTGGGAGGATGACAGCCAGGTGCAGAGAATGCTGGTGGAGTGGGGACCTAAAGTGCATGGCGGAAGGGTAGAAATATCGATAACCAGGCATCAACCAACAATGGGGGGAATTGGGTGAGAGCCATACTGACGCCTGAAATTGCGCCGATGTCTGGGGTGGTTCTGTTCCGCCCTGGTACCGAACTGCTCTGGCTATTCCGTCAGGGAAGGGTAGTTATTGAGCCACCATCCGAAGCCATACAGCATCTGCCATCTGGATTAATCCCTGAAGCCCACCAGCCACTGACTGACGATGCCAATATGCAGGCTATTTTCGTTAACGAGAGGGTCATTCAGCGAGCCGGTGGATTGAGTAGCCTTGATGCCTGGCTGGAGAGAAAATTTGAATGCCAGTGGCCTCACACTGACTGGCATGCCAGTGACTTTACGATAATGCGCCACGCTCCGGGGAGCATTCGTCTTTGCTGGTCGTGTGATAACCATTTACGTGAGCAAACCACTGAAAGACTGGCAGGAATTGCCATGCAGAACCTGGTAAAATGGCTGCTGGAAAGGGTAAATATTGATTTAGGTTTCAGCCCTGACCACACTCTTTCGCTTCCTGAGTTCTGCTGGTGGATGGTACGTAATGATCTGGCTGACCTTGTTCCTGAATCAGTGGCGAGTAAAGCACTCAGAATCAAGCCAGAACAGCACAGTTCAGTGATGAGGGAAAGCGACATTGTCCCGTCATTACCGGCTACGCAAATCTTTCAGGAGAAGGCAAAAAAGATAGTGGCGGTGAAGGTCGATCCTGAAACGCCGGAATCTTTCATGCTGAGGCCAAAGCGCCGACGCTGGGAAAACGAGAAATACACCCGCTGGGTGAAGTCGCAGCAGTGCTGTTGCTGTAATAACCCGGCAGACGACCCCCACCACCTGATAGGCCACGGGCAGGGTGGAATGGGTACCAAAGCGCATGACCTGTTTGTGATACCGCTGTGCAGAGCGCATCACGACGAGTTACACGCTGACCCCGTGGCATTTGAAGCGAAATGCGGCGACCAGTTAACGCTGCTGTTTCGATTTTTAGATCGTGCGCTGGCAATCGGCGTACTGGCGTAAGTGGAGACGCAAATGATCAATCCTTCAGAAGTAGGCAAATCCGGCGAGTTGGTTCGCCTTCGCACTCTCGAAAGTATCTGGGTACAGGGAAAGCTCCGCATGTGGGGCCGCTGGTCTTATATCGGTGGTGGCTCGGGCGGAAACATGTTTAACCAGCTTCTGGCATCCGGGAAAATAACCAAATCCGCCATCAACGATGCGCTGCGCCGCATGAAGAAATCCGGCATCACCAAACCCGAGCTGGAAGCGTACCTGCGAGAAATTGTCGACAGTAAAAACAAAACTGGCCTGGCGTTCTGCTCGGACGAAGAGGGGCTTAAGATTGACGGCGTTATTGCGGCAGTGCTGATGAACGAAGAATACCGTGGGCTGTATAGTGTGATTGTTGATCGTCATCGTCTTCGTAAGAGCAAACTTCAGATGGCTAACGAGCTTAATGCAAAACACCCCGACTGGACCCTTATCACATGCCGCCGTCGCATTGATACATGGGTTAGTCTTGCAGAATCGATCCTTTACGCACCACTTTGTGATGCGTTCGGCACAAATGGCGACAGATTTAAGTTGCAGAGTGAGCAAGAAAGTGCTTAAATTGTGTTAGGCTCGGGACAGTAAAGCGTACTGAGCATCAAAAAATTAGAAACCCGCCCTTGAGCGGGTTTTTTGATTGAATTTTTCGTATAGATTTAACTTCTTCATGTTGTGTGAATCAGGTTTTGAGGTTCCTCATAAAAGTTGTGAGATATCTCAAAAGGACCTCATTTGTGAGGTTTTAGTGCCTTTTATACTTGTCAAATCTGCATCTAACTCGCTATAGTCTGTTTAAATCTTTACCAAAAAGTTTCCTTTTAAAGCCTCACATTGAGGCTTTTCGTGTATTAGAAGACTGGTAGCTACTACATCTTGTATCTCTAAACGCTGATAGGGGCTAGATGTAGACATAACGAGGGATACATCATGGGCGCGACTGAATTTTACAAAACAATGGGCATAACACCCGAAGAGTTACACAAGGGCGAATCTGTAGAGCATTATGCTATGCGTGTATTTGCTCAACAAAACGATCAATCTGTGAGGACTGGAGTCCTGTATTCATATAGTACGGTGAGCGCTTTGGAGCAGACTAATCCGCAATCTCACCAACTGTATACTTACTGATAGCTTGATAACATGCCAAATTGGATAGACGTGTTGGGTGAGATGGGTACTATCGCTCAGCGTACACCAGCGGATGAGGTTCGCCATAAGTACTTACGTGAGTTATCACAGCATACAGGCCGAAATGTAATATCTTATTACTCAGGCTTCCTTCAGAAAGGTGGGCCTGGGTATCAACACCTGATTCAAATGTCGGATGATGATAAGAATGGCCTTATGTCAGCTATCAATGGGCTGGATACAAAGCTAGGGCTGGATATCTTGCTCCACACCCCTGGTGGAGATATTGCAGCCCTTGAATCGATTGGTCATTATCTTCGTTCAAAATTTGGAACGAATATTAGGGCTATTGTACCTATGATTTCGATGAGCTGCGGAACGATGTTGGCCTGTTGTGCAGAGCAAATCGTATTGGGTAAGCAATCGAATTTAGGACCTATTGATCCTCAGTTTAATGGTCTGTCATCACATGCAATTATTGAAGAATATGAAAGGGCTAAAGCAGAGATACTTGCTAACCCGGCAGCGCTTCAATGGTGGCAGTTTACCTTGCAAAAAGTTCACCCCACGCTAATTGGCGAGTGTGAAAAAGCCATCGTTTGGGCAAACGAAATCGTTCAGAAATGGCTCTGCACTGGGATGTTTGCTGGTCAGGATGATGCTGAAGAAAAAGCTAAACGAATTTGTGATGAGTTGAATAACCATCACACCACTTATGCGCATGCGAGACATATTCATCTTGATAAAGCCAAGAGTATCGGTTTGAATATCGTTGAGCTTGAGGGTGATCAGACATTGCAGGATTTGGTTCTCACTATTCATCACTGCTATATGCATTCTTTTGGCACTAGCCCAGCAGCAAAAATCATCGAAAACCATAATGGTAGTACGATGATGTGGAACATCTGTTAACCACGCTTCCAAAATTCTTCAAGGCCACCTTCGGGTGGCCTTTTTTATATCCCCTCGTTCTGAGAGGACTCACGGCAATAAGAGGGGGCTTAATGTCCGATCCATTAACCGGCACCGGCGCTGTTCTCGGCGGCGGCCTGCTGGGTTCAGTCCTGTACGGCGTCTTTACTCATACAGATTTTGGTGTGGTGTTCGGGGCGTTTGGTGGTGCGGTGTTCTACGTCGCGACAGCCACAAACCTGTCCCGCGCCCGACTGGCAGCATATTTCCTGACGTCGTTTATCGTTGGGGTGCTCGGGGCAGGACTTATTGGCTCACTGCTAAATGCAGCTTCGCACTATGAAAAACCGCTGGATGCACTGGGCGCAGTGATTCTGTCTGCCCTGTGTATAAAAATCCTCACTTATCTTAACAACCAGGATTTGAACAACGTGTTCAAGTTTTTCTCGCGGCTACGCGGGGGAGGGGGAAATGGCAATTGACCCGTCAGCAGTCTTTAATGCGTTTATTTGTGCGGCCATCGTCATCGTGCTGATGTTTTACCAGCGACATGGCGCCCGGCATCGGCCCATCATTTCTATTTTGGCGTATATAACCGTGCTGGTTTACGCCGCGATCCCCTTGCAGTTCATCTTCGGCCTTTATCGTGATTCCAGCTGGCTGGTGGTGGTAGCAAACATTCTTATCTTCGCCGCCGTCCTGAAGGTTCGTGGAAATATGGCGCGGCTGGTTGATCGTCTGAGGCACTAATGAACCAAACACAATTTCAGAGGGCGGCTGGTATCAGCGCCGGGTTAGCTGCGCGCTGGTTTCCACATATCGACGCCGCTATGAAGGAATACAGCATCACCGCACCGCTCGATCAGGCCATGTTTATTGCCCAGATGGGGCATGAAAGCACCAGATTTACCCGGCTGGTTGAAAACCTGAATTATGCGGCTGAAAACCTGGTGCCGACGTTTGGCAGCCACCGCATCACTCAACAGCAGGCCGCTGCACTTGGCAGAACGGCAACGCAACCGGCAAATCAGAAAGCGATCGCCAATCTGGTATACGGTGGTGAGTGGGGAAAAGAACACCTTGGCAATCAGGTTGCCGGTGATGGCTGGAAATATCGCGGTCGCGGGCTGAAACAGGTTACCGGGCTGAGCAACTATCGCAGTTGTGGCCACGCGTTGAAACTGGACCTTGTTACCCACCCGGAGCTGCTTGAACAGGATGAATACGCCGCGCGCTCAGCTGCATGGTTCTATTCGTCTCGCGGTTGCCTGCTTCATTCCGGCGACGTGGAGCGCGTGACGCTTCTTATCAATGGCGGCAGAAACGGGTTGGATAAACGCCGCGCGCTGTTTAACCTGGCGAAATCCGTTCTGGTGTGAGGTGAATGTGGGTATCGAAACGATAATAGGGCTGGCCGCACTGGTCATTTCCGCCATTGCAGGCGCTTTTGGCCTGGGCCATATCCGAGGCACCAGCAAAGCGGAAGCTAAAGCCGATCAGCAACGCACTGAAGAGAAGGCCGCCGCCACTGAAGCAGTAGCAGAGCGCCGTGTTGAAGCAACGAAAGAGGCCAGCAATGTACAGCAGACTGTTAACCATATGCCTGGCGACGATGTTGATCGTGAGCTGCGGGACACGTGGAAGCGCGGCTCATAAGGGGTGAATATGAGGAAGGCAATCGACCTAACCGGTAATCATTACGGAAAGCTGACTGTGCTGTCCTACGCAAAGAAGGATAATTCAGGCGTTTCCATGTGGCTGTGTAGTTGTGAATGTGGAACCGAAAAAGTTATCAGGTCAAATGCACTCCGCTCTGGCAGGACAAAATCTTGCGGTTGCATGTCGGGTGCAAAACACGGGCATCGCAGACCATCAGAAACCTCCCCCACTTATATAAGCTGGCTGTCAATGCAGCGGCGTTGTAATTATCCGGATGATGCGGATTACGCAAATTATGGTGGTCGAGGTATTAATGTCTGGGCACCCTGGGCTGACTTTAAAGTTTTCCTTAAAGATATGGGGGAGCGGCCAGCGGGACATACGCTTGATCGAATTGATGTCGACAAAGGGTATACACCAGAAAATTGTCGCTGGGCCACACCGAAGGACCAGGCAAGAAACCGACGAAGTAACCATATGCTCGATACACCAGCTGGTCGAATGTGCATTACCAAAGCGGCTGAAACCTACGGTGTGAAAGTAAAGACAATCGCGCACCGATTGAGCAGGGGATGGAGTGTTGAAAAGGCGCTGCTAACTCAACCATGGCAGGGCAATAATGAATAAATATTTCATGTTTATCTCTGTGCTTTCCGTGTCAGCATTGACCGCTGGCTGTGTTGGTGGACCTCCAAAGCCCAGCTATGTATTCGTCCACGATTCCTGTGACTGGGTAAAGCCAATCTACCTGACAGATCACGACATCGACGTTCTGGACCGCCAGACGAAGAAAGACATCCTGGCGCATAACAAAGCGTGGCAGGGGAACTGCCAGAAGGAGAAAGCCGATTTGAAGTAACAAAGCGGGAAGACCGCAGCCGAAAGGTAATGCAGCAGTCATGATGCTGCCCCGAGTCGCGTAATGGCGAGCAGGTATAGCAGACCGTTGTGAGGGTAAATAAGGGAATATGCTCCGGTAAAGCAGCGCGAACGCCAGGCGCGCACCGGTTATAAGCGGCGATGAAGCGACAGCGACTCAAGGGCATGAGCGTGACCACTCCGGGAAGTGGTATTAAATGCCTCAATTAAGCTTTGAGGCATTACCTTATCATGAGCAAACTTTAAAATTATAATATGGCACGGCTAGTTGAAGAATTTTTCCGCTTCATTTAAAAAATTTCCATACCAAATATGACCAAGACGTGCCAAATCAATAGGGTTAATTGATTTAACATCATTTCCTAAATGTTTAGTTGGAACGTTATATGTTCTATTTCTGTTTGTTATTTCCACGACTTCTATTCTGTCAGGTATTGATGTAACACTAAACGGATGCTTTGACTTAACGGTCACGCCTCCAAACATGTCAATATTAATTGAATCAAGTCTTAACACGGTGCTCCCAGGTGGCGGGTTGAATGCTAAACCCCCCTTGACATGTTTTGTACTCTCAGTAATTCCATGATGAACACTATTTCTTGCTTGGGTTAGATAGGACAGCAACTCATCATTATTACGTGCTTTATTGAAAGGGGATATAAACCCAGGCCAGCGAAGATTCTCCTGAGCAATGGCTTTTGTTTTTTGATAAGTGTTTTCAATTCTGCTTAGAAAGTCGCTCCAGGCTTCATCATATTCTTCATATGTACTGGATTTCTCCATCCTTGCGATACATCTTTGAGCTCTAATTAATTCAATTTTTGCTGGTTGAAAATCCATCGCTTTCTCCTTATTAAAATTGAAAACATTTAAATTTATACTCAACTCAACATCGGTGACTTGATTTCAGAATGATGGGTTTGTGAGGCACATCAACCTACCGCTTAACCAATATAATTGGTCTCACATCATAAAACGAGAAGAAATAATGCAGGTCATTATAAATGGTGTCACGTATGTACCCGCTTGCGCTTCAGCGTCACGGATTGGCATTGCCATAACTACCCATAACCGGCCAGACGTTTTAAAGCGTGCCATTGAGCAGCACACCAAACATCTTCCCATCGGTGCGCTGGTGGTGGTTATCGACGATGGCTCTAAACCTGCCGCAGTAGTGCCTGATGGCGTGCAGTTGCTTCGCCATGAAACATCACTCGGCATTGTTGCTTCGAAGAACGCCAGCCTGTCAGCCATGATGGATGCCGGGTGCGAGCATCTTTTTCTGTGGGATGATGATGCCTGGCCTATCGCTGATACTGCCAGCGGCGGCATTCAGAGTAACTCCATCGCGCTAATAACGAGTACGCTGGCGCAGGTTGATCAGCAGGTGAGACTCAGCGCGCAGTACGGTGATAGTAAGGCCAGCATCGATCGTATTGATAATGTTATGGCAAGCGACAGGGAGGCAACAGCGCGTTCGCTGCTGAGTTTGCAGACTGACGTGAACGGCAACAAGGCAGCAATCAACAGCCTGAACCAGACGTTTTCCAATTATCAGCAGGCCACGACCACGCAGATAAACGGCATTACGGCGACCATCAACGGGCACACTTCAGCGATCACCACCAACGCGCAGGCCATTGCGAACGTCAACGGCGACCTGAAGGCGATGTACAGCATCAAGGTTGCCGTGGATGCGAACGGAAAACAGTATGCTGCTGGTATGGGGATAGGTGTTGAGAATACGCCATCCGGCATGCAATCACAGGTGCTGTTTGTGGCTGACCGTTTCGCGGTAATGGCGCAGGCTGGTGGGGCGGTGTCGTTGCCGTTCGTAATCCAGAACGGACAGACCTTCATCCGGGATACGTTCATCCAGGACGGTACCATCAGCAATGCCAAAATCGGCAGCTATATTCAGTCTTCAACCTGGGACGGAACCGGGAACGTTGGCTGGCACATCAACAAGTCGGGATATGCCACATTCAACAACGTGACGGTTCGTGGCTCCATTTATGCAACCAACGGTAATTTTTCATTTAACGGGTCCGGTAATACCACAGTCATTAATGGCAACGGCGTCACCATCAACATTCCGGGTGGTGGCCGGATCGTACTTGGGACATGGTGATAATATGCCGACAGGGTTATTGATAGAGCTGAACGACGGCGGGAAACGTATGGAGATAACGGCGGGGCTGAGATGCCCGTCATTTGGAGCAAGTTTTGACAGTGGATATCAGAAAGCCAAGTACGCGGATATTTCCGGTTATGTATCCGGTTCGCAGGTGTTGTTTATCCCCCACGCGACGGCTTATCTTGATTCAGGGCTGCTTCATAAAATGAACTCGGTCACCATATCCGGTGGCCGTGTGACGCAGAACTCCACGATGAAGGACGTAAGCATCAGTGAGCGTGAGAGTACGTACACGTTCCCCGGAAGTCTCTGGCAGATATTTCCAACAGGTCAGCGAAGTGGGGTGGGGCTGCTAATCAGCAACAGCACTGACTTCACCTCAATAACCAATGCCACGCAGTCAGGGCAGTGTATCTGGAAGGGGACCGTCAATGTCCCCACAGGCGGCTGGGCAGTTCCCACAATAGCGGGGTATGACAAGTCCAAATATATCGTCTTTGGGCGCTGCAATAGCGGTAACACAGTCGATTTCGATGGCAACACGGTCAGGTTCTTCAGCCCTCCATCCACCAACGATGACGCTCCGACGACCGGCACGATAGATATTGTCATCTTCGCCAGTGGTGTGGCGCCGCAGCCGGGAACGGGGCTAAACATCTTCAATGCAGCCGGGGCCTGCACGTTTTCAACGACAAAGCGGCCTTTCGTCTACCTCAACCAGCTCTGGACACCTTCGAAAAATGCCGTGAGCATCGGCAGCGGCTATGTTCCGCTGGGCAGATTCGGGCTGATGGCCCATGAAGTAAATGGCATGTATGTGTATCGAATGTTTGGAATAAAAATACAGAACGGCAGTGCTTCAGTTCAGGGTGGGAAATATCTTGGGCGCGAGCGGTATGCAATTTTTGGTAATGACACGGTAACGCCACTGAACCTTCCCGTTCTACCCGATATGTACGTCTGAATAAACTGTCTTTTTAATCAACCTCGCTCCGGCGGGGTTTTTTTATTGCCTGGAGAAAACATGATTTATACCACTGGCACTATCGCCATCAGCGGAAACACCCTTACAGGTACCGGCACAAACTTCACTGCTGCTGGTTCTCTTATTCGTAACGGTTGTACCGTTATTGCAATGACCAGCCCTGTGCAGGTATTCCAGATTACTGCTATCGGTGGGGCAACCAGTCTCACCGTGACACCTGCGGCAAGCCCTGCAATCCCTGCGGGAACGAAGTATTCGATTTTGCTGAGCGACAGCCTGAGCGTGGATGGCCTGGCGCAGGACATCGCTGAAACCTTCACTATGTATCAGCGTTACATGAGCGGTTTCGCTGATGTGATGAACGGTACTACAGACGTCACTATCACGATTAACGGTGTGGCCGTCACAGTACCAGGCCAGAAATCACTGGCGAAGAAAGGGGAAAACAGCGACATCACCAGCCTTTCCGGGCTGACTACCGCGCTTAGCGTTGGCCAGGGTGGAACCGGTGCAAAAACCAAGGAAGACGCTCGCACAAACCTCGGTTTAGGAACATCAGCAGTACGCGATGAGCAGACTTCAATTAATGACGCAACCGCAGACAGAGTAATGACAACCGGTAAAGCGTTTGGGTTGGGTTCTCAGGTTGGTATCCAGACTGCAATAGGGTCAGCTGGCCCAGTTGGCTTCTACGGTTCCGCAGGAACTAACTGGGGAAGTCCCGGTGGGCTGACAGGTGGGTTTGGTGTCATTCAGATGCCAGGCAACAATGCACTTTACCGAACTCAGTTTGCGACAACAGACTCAGGTACAAGAGCATTTCTTCGTTCGATTCAGAATGCAGTTTTTGGATCATGGGTTGAATTCTATACCTCAGGTAACACGACAAAAGCCAGTGACGGCACGCTCAAGGCTGCATCACCTGTTGTGCGTATCGTGAAGTCTCAGGAAGAAAACCAGCGAACTGATGTAGACGAAGACGGATTCTCCTGGTGCGGTTGCGCTACGGCGAATGAGGAGGCCGAGGGGGTTCATATAAGCCGCATCGATGTCGGTGTTTATACGCTGACTGGCTCTGCCGGTCTGGCATCTTCTGGCTGGCAACTTCTGCCGCCGATGGATCCGGGTGGGATGGGTGAGCTCGGTATTGTTGAAGCTGCGAAAGGGGATGATGGGGTTCTGACCATTCGCCTGTTTAAGCGCAAATACATGCTGAGCGATGAAGGGGAGATCGTCAAAACAAAAGGGGCTCCTATAGATGTTCCGGCCAACAGCTGGATCGACGTTCGACTCGACATGCCTGATGATAGCATTTGGAATACAAGATCTTCTGAAGCTTCTCTGGAACTGACAGAGCAGCCAGCAGTCATTCAGCCTTAAAAATTAATAGGCGAACTCAAATTGATCTGCATTCCATTTAAAACTACTGTATATAAACACAGTGATGAAGGGAGTGCAGATTATGCCCCGAAATTCAGATATTCAGGCCGCCTTTATTGCGGCCATAGAGCTTAACCCAAAGGGCTACCGCTACCTGAGAACAGACCGCTTCATACAAAAGTTGCGTGGTTTTAACTGGCACTTTACCCGTGACGATGCAAACAAGTGGATAGAGCGCAACCAACCTGGTTTCGCTGATAAAACGACAGACGGTAGCGAAAACCGTTACTGGATCTTGCGTAACATGGGGAGGGTGCATTGATGGGATTCGCATCACCAGCTGCTGATTATGTTGAGCGTCAACTTTCCCCAGCAATCCTGTGCAACATCGGGGCGGATAGTAGGGTGCTCGAAACTGATATGGGGTTTGCGGTCATAGAGCCAGCAACGAAAAAGACGCCTGGAGATGTGTTGTTAATTTTGTGCGACGGCCACACACAATTTGCAAAACTCATGGGCAAGGCGCTCATTACGGATGATGGTGAAGCGATTGAGGGCTCAGCGCTTGAAGAAGTGGAAGTGCTGGGTAGGGTGACGTTCTTCATCAATCGTGCATTAGATGATGATTGCCCTGCAATATAAATAAAGGTCCCCATACGTCAGTGAAAAAAAACCAGCCATAAGCGGCTGGTTTTTTTGTGTGGTATTGGTCGGCACGATAGGATTTTTCCTCCATCGCATGATGGCCATTCTTAAAGCTAAAAGGAAGTTTTGCATTATCACTTCTTCAAAATCGCATTCCCCAAAATAAAAGCTAAGCGAATGAAAAATATAGTGAAAATTAAGAATGAAAATGCAATAAAATCAGCCAGAAAAACATGGTTAACTGGCTGATTAATAACATTTAATTGGAGGTTGTAGAACTCTGCTTCTGGAACAGTTCCCGGAAGACCGGGTAGATGTCATCCTGGTCACGAATGTGCTGCATCGCAAAGTTATCGAACATCGCTTGCAGATGCTCATACTCACGCCACAGCGTCTGGTGGGCGCGACGGGTAATTTCAATGTAGCTGTAGTAACGCACCACCGGCAGGATCTTCTTCGCCAGAATTTCATGACACAGCGGCGAGTCATCCGCCCAGTTATCGCCATCCGATGCCTGCGCGGCGTAGATATTCCACTGCGCCGGATCGTAGCGCTCCTTCACCACCTCGTCCATCAGCTTCAGGGCGCTCGACACGATGGTGCCGCCGGTCTCCTGCGAGTAGAAGAACTCATGTTCATCCACCTCTTTCGCCTGAGTGTGATGGCGGATGTAGACCACCTCCACGTTCTTATACGTTCTGCTCAGGAACAGATAGAGCAGAATATAAAAACGCTTAGCCATATCCTTGGTGGCCTGATCCATTGAACCTGACACGTCCATCAGGCAGAACATTACTGCCTGGCTGGAAGGCTCCGGCCGTTTTTCGTAGTTCTTGTAGCGCAGGTCGAACGTGTCGATAAACGGCACCCGGTCGATCTTCGCCCTCAGTTCGGCGATCTCTTTACGCAGGCGCTCCTCTTCCAGCAGTTGTGCGGGTTCCGTGTTTTCCACCACTTTCAGGCTGGTTTCCAGCTCGCGCAGTTCGCGCCGTTTGCCTGCCGTCATCGCCGTGCGTCGCGCCAGTGAGTTTTGCAGTGAACGCACCACGCTGATGTTGGCGGGCACCCCGTTTGCGGTATAACCCGCGCGATGGGTTTTGTATTCGTTGAGCTGACGGTGCTGATTCTTTCTCAGATTCGGCAGGGCCAGATCCTCAAACAGCAGGTCGAGATATTCGTCTTTTGAAATTTGAAAGACGAACTCGTCCTGGCCTTCACCGTCCTGGCTGGCCTGCCCCTGACCGCTGCCAGAACCGCCGCCTCCGCCTTGGGGCCGCTCGATTCTGTCATTCTGGACGAAGTGGTCATTACCTGGGTGCACGCGATGGCGAAGGCCGCCACGCCCCTGATGAAACATCGGTTCGCTGATGTCATCGTTAGGGATGGAGACGGATTCGCCGCTGTCGACGTCGGTCACCGAGCGTTTGTTGATGGCCTCGGAGATCGACTGTTTAATTTGCGCTTTATAACGGCGCAAGAAGCGCTGGCGATTCACCGTGCTCTTGTTTTTGCCGTTAAGACGCCGGTCAATAAACCAGGTCAT